AGAGAGGTAAGAAATTGACAGGTAGCAGCCCTACCACTTGCGCCCGCCGTCATACCCTGGCTTTGTCCTAGCGTGATTTTGATTTGGATTGATTCCTCTTGAGAGTACGACGTGATGTCATTTCCAGCAAGTTTAATCGTTACACCCATGTCAACGGCCCCTTTCTATTTGAAGAGTCTCGTTGCACCGGCGAGTCTTGCTTGTCCTGTGGCTTGATCGATAAACACCTGTAAGAAGTTCTTTCCGTCTAACTGAAGATTAACTACGTTGGTACCACCTGTCTGTCCACCCGTGGAAGCTTGAGCCGCTTGAATTAGCTTACTCACCGGCATTACTAATTCGTGCTCCCCACCTTCTCCTATCATAGCTAGCGTGGGTTGTGTTACCAGTCCACCAGAGGCAAATCCTGGAATATGTAGAGAGTGAGCCAGTCCTCCGATAGATCCGCCGATGTTAGTTAAATGCCCTAGCACACCTAGAACGTTCTGGATTGGAGTGATAACCGCTTGCATGGCAGAAATAATAACTGACTTGATCCCATTGAAGATGACCACCAATCCATTCCAGACAGCTTGAGCACCAGACCATAACAGTTTGAAGATAACTAGAACACCCTGGATCTCTAAATTCACCAGTGCACCGAAAAGTTGAAATGGAAACATAAACGCGGCCACCATTGCTTGGAAGATAGCTACACCCACATTCCAGAGCATCCTGAACACAGCTAGAATGGCGTTACACATATCCGGTATGATGGAGTGTCCAACCAGAACGTCCGAAAGACTCGTTATAAGTCCGACGATCGTATTCCAGAATCCTTTAAAGAAACCGATTACACCACCAACAAGTGCGTAGAATAAACCTAAGACAAACGTACAGAGGCCTTGAATTATTTGCTTGAACCCGTCACAGAACTCCTTCCATCCAGCGCCCAGTAGTTTCGTGCCTAGAGTGCTTTGACCGCATAAGAGCAGAATAACCCCACCTAGCATTCGGAAAATACCCATCACTACATTTAGAATTCCCACGATGAACAGTACTACACCACCTATTGCTACACCTAATCCAATAAACACACGCCCGATTGCTACACACACGCCGCCGATTATTCCACCCACAAGTACGAAAGCACAGCCCAGGATTACCCCGACTATGATAGCAAGCCACTTTCCTAAGAACCCTAATACTTGGAATAGTACCTGAAACGCTGTAATGAATGGGTGTAGAGCTTGGAATGCTGGGATAAGCATCTGAGAGACAGATTTCCAGAGCGCTTGGAATGAAGCTACTAGGCTACCACCGATCACTTTTCCGATGGGAGTTAGAAATGCCATGATCCAAACACCCATCTGTTGAAACATCTTCCCTACTGGTGCCATGAACTGTGTAACTTGCTTCCAGTGCGTAACCAACAAAGCTATACCAATAGTAAGAAGAGCTATAATTCCTACGATTAGAGCAATCACACCCAAGACAGGCGAGAGTATTGCACCTATTGTACCGAATGCGAAGATAGCTATAGATACTATGAAAGTCAAGCCAGCTATAACAGCACCCAACACGAGAAACAGCGCAATACCAGCGTTTACAGGTCCAGGTAGAGTAGCAAACTTACTTAAGATAGTATTCAAAATAGCATAGAAGTTCTTAAATCCGGTAGCAAGAGGACCGCCTATAGCTGCTGCAACAGATTGGAATGTGGTCTGTAGTTCTTTTAGTCTTCCAGAGTATGTATCCTGTACCTGATCTGCTTTCTGTTGTGCCGTGCCTTGTTGGTTTAGTCCGTTTATGATAGATTGGATTTTCGGCTCTAATGCAGAATAGTTATTTAAAAGATCCAGTGCCCCTTTTGCGCCCGTCTTGCTAAACATATTCATAACTGCTGTTGAGATTTGGGCGGGATCAAGGGTCTTCATGCTGTTCGAAAGAAGCTGAAGAGACTGGTTCATCCCGATAAAGTTGCCTTTTGCATCATACAGTTTGTTGTTTAGTATTCCCGTCTGCTGGCCCCACTGAAAGAACGTCGTATCCACCTTGATTAAACCAAGCTTCTGTGCTTCCGTAAACAAGTTCTGCAAGGTTTTTACTGTACCACCGGAAGAATTGAACGCGTCTGCTACTGCTGAACCTGCTGTACCACTTTTGTATAGTTCTGCTTCAAGGCTTTGCAATGCAGGGGTGGTTTTATTTGCGGTTATGATACCCATTGCAGCAAATTCGTTTGTGGCTTGGACTGTAGGCGCTACGAAAGACTGTAAGATATATTTCAATGCAGTGCCGGATGTAGAACCGTCATCGAACTTTTGATTTAGCACATCAAGAACCGCAGTTGAGTCTTGGAAGGATACATTTAATTGAGCAGCCAAAGGAGCGAATTGGTTATAGGCATCCTGCATCTGAGACAAGCTGTTGACACCATGTGAGAAAGAATAAGCTAATCCATCGGCGATTGTAGTTGTGTCCGAAGCTTTCAGGTTAAACATCTGCATAACTGAAGTTAGCAGGTCAGCAGCGGGAACAGTTTGAGAGCCAGTGACAGTAGCTAGATTGACCATGGCTTGCCCGACTTGGGTGTTGATTATATCGGCTGCTGTTATTCCATGGTCTCCCAGTTCTGCAAACCCTTGAGCTATTTCAGTAGTGGAAAATTGTGAGCTATCGGCTAGGTTAGTTATAATGGTTTGAAGCTGGCTCATATGCTGACCCGCCCCGTCAACGTTGTTTTCCACCTGTACCATTGCATCTTCTAACTGACTTGCAGCATCCGTACAGTATTTAATTACACCCACAAAGCCAGCAAACAACAGACCAGAAGCAGCCGCAGTTATGCCAGCCAGTTGCATTGGACCGGAGAGTTGCTTCCAGCCGTATGCAAGTTGACCAACGATAGAACTAAACCCGCGCATACTGCCAGTTAGTGAGTTGAACCCAGCACTTGCACTATCTTGCAGTATGATTCTGATTCCTACATCTGCTGTAGCCATTAGTTAGTCCTCTTGCCCAATCTATTCATGTATTAACTAATCTTCTTGCCAGTACGCGGGGTCTGATGCGTCGATCTCGTCATCTCCACCCAGTTCTAGTTCTACTCTTTCTGATTGGGAATTATTTGATGCCGGTGACGTGGATTCATGTTTCTTGCGTTCTCTGTAGTGGTGTGCGCCCTCTTCCTCGAAGTAGATAGAGAGGAGTTCAGCTTCATCGGCGGGAAGGTTCTCTACATCCTGATATGACCAGTTGAACTCAGAGTAGCAAGCCAGTCTGAAAGCGAATGAGTATGCAGGTATTTCTGGTTTGCTACTCCCACCAGTTATGAAGCCGCGCCGGACTGACTCACGAAAGGGGTAGTGGATTCACGCCTTTTCTGAATGATTTCATTGACTGCTTTTACAATTGGTTCAATCACATCACCGTCCAAGATCTGAATGTTCTCTCTTGTCAACGGCACAGGTTTCCCATCAGAGTATGCAAACGGCCACGCTTTCAGGGTTCTTGCCAGGATCTCTATATTCATCACACCCTCATCAAATGCGTACACTTCTGGTTCCCCTGTTGGCTTAAACCGCATTTTAGTTGCACTGGCTTTAGCTGCGAACATGTCCTTCACGCTTACACTTCTCTTGACTGTGAATGGGACCGCTTGATTGCCAATAGGAACTTCTATATCAATCCCGTTTGCGTCATCTGGTGTGAAAAAGTTGTCGAATAGAAACATTGTATAACCCCTTTAGCTAGCATATGATGTAATTGCGTTCTGTAACCAGCAAGACTCAATCAAGCCGTTCGCACCACCGTTGAATGCTTGACCTTTCATCTTGACCAGTACGTTATCTTTACCCAGGTCGTGTTCAGCAGAGTCATAGTGTACATAGGGTAATTCCAGGAAAAACTCATCGTAGTATGTAGTATTAATCAAATCACCCTTCACGTCTATCTGTACTGTGTCGATTGTACCGTTTACGAATTTCAGGTAGTTCGTGTCTGTGTCGAATCTCGCAGTGAAGTCTACCTTGACCGATCTCTCACCAAAGTAAGCTGTAGTCCAATCTGGCACACCTCCCGCTGGATACCACAGTGTGATTTTCTGGTCGAACTCAACCGAAAGATCGTCGATATCGGTTGTGCTTGATCCACCCACAGTGAGTGTAGGCGCGTAACCGATGAAAGGATGTACACCAGAATATGTAGGGGTTGGAGCAGTAGTACCTAGTTTAACTGGAAAGAGGGATTTTAGAGAGGTATCCATCTCAACCAGCTTACCTTCACTCACGATCTTGATGGAAAACTTCTCTACAACGCTGTATGGCATGTAATAGGTCACAGCATCATAGGACTTCATCAGGGTAAAGGAAGGCGGGACGTCAGCAAGCGAGAACGTATGCTTGTATACACCAGTTGCCACACTCGCGGAACTCACAGCACCAAGAGCACCAAGCAGGAAGTACCCATGTGTGTCTGGATAGAAGTTGCCTTTTACATCTACCGCACCCTCTTGAGTTGTATTGAGTACGCCGAAGACTGCATCCCTGGTTCCTCTTTCTTCGTCGAGAGATACTGTTTTCCTCGTGCCCTTCATGGTGGATTTGCTTGGGATAAAGAGGGTGGGTGTTGTAACCGCAGTACCCGCCGTGGTTTCTCTTGCAATACCTAACCAGGACTTCTTACTAATTGACATTTGTTTACTCCGAAGTATCTATGTTTAAGTCCACATCAACATCTAGATTGATCAGAAAAGCTATGTAGACTTGATTGGATTCGATGAACTGAACCACCCCACCGCTGGTAGGACTGATTGTTCGTGCTAGATTGGTTGTGCCGTTGTAAAGCTGTTGATTTCTCCAAGCAGACAGTGCGAGCAAATATGGGACTGACATTTGTTGTACTAGCATCAGGTCATCGGCCATTTTCTTTCTTCGGATGACATGTCTGATCGGAAAGGTCAGCTTTAAACACAACTTCCCAAGTGTATCGCTGGTCAGTTTAAACGTGGGTGGGGAGATTACACATGAATTGTTCTCAGGCGGTCCATCTGGTGCGTCACTGTATACTCTGCTTACTCCGGTAATTTGCGTTGAGATGATTTGTGCAATTTGAGCTTTGATCGGTCCAATGAGCGAATCGGTAGGTGAGTAACTCAAAGTGGCACCCCTTTCCCAGCAACACACATATCCAAAGCCGATTGACAGGTAGCAATACCCCAATCCGCTATGATTTCCAGGTCATCGGTTAACACTTTCGCAAACATCTCTCTGGGTGCATTGGTGTAAGTAGGCATCCCTAGCGCCCCTCCTTCCTGGTACTTAACGTAGACTCTTCCCCACTGTGCTATCTGTTCTGCTTCATTTGCGTAAAGAAAGAGTAATTCAGGGTTATCTAGATCAGAAGTGAAATCATCAAAAGTAATAGAAGACTGTAAAGCACCTGTGTCAATCATGGTTCGTTCAACTATAGTGTCAACCAGACTGTAACCCAGTAGAGGAGCGGCTAGGTGTAATTGATAATCTATAGTTTTTCCAACGTTCTGCATGAAGATAGCGGGAGCAAAGTAAGTGAAAGATACATCCATCCATTAACTCCCCCAAGCAAGGAACCTTCTTCGTCTGAACTTATCTAAAATCTCTACTACATCTATTGGCATTTGTTTGGTATACTTCTGTCTGACTCCGCCCTGTTCGGCTATAATATCTGAATAGTTGGTATCTCGCATCTTGTAGTAGTGTGCAACCAAACGACATGCAGCACGGGTTATATTGGGAGGAATCACGTTTATACCGAAGATACCACTCAGTTGATAGTTTTGAGAGCCGTAGACAAAGGGATAACCAGATTTGCGCCGGAGCATATAGCCACTTGGTATCATCCGCGAAGAGAAGTTGTTCGGTCCTAGTGAGACGTCCTGAGTGATATCTACTTGGCTGGTTTGGGTTTGCTGATATTCGCCGTTAGTTCCCATCGTGATTGTCCATTGGGTTTCAAGCACTTGAGCTATACTGACACAGCGATCGATATACAGCTCGAACATGTCATTGCCGTCATAGATTCTTGTAGCCGATGACAAGAGGGTACCATCAGTTTGGAAGCGGTATCCCAAATAGTTGTCAATGTCTTCTTGCGCCTCAACTAAAAGCTCTTGCACCCATGACCCATCTGCCGTGATTTGATTAGCAGACAGGTCACAGGCAGCTTGAACTTGGGAGAGGGTAGCATATGGGTTAGTAGTCCAGCTCATTTGTTACCCTCTTTCGTTTATGCACTACCTAATACTACACCACGCTCATTGTGAAGCAGTTCAATATCGAAGTCAGCCACGATACCAAATCTACGTCTTCGGCCCATGTCGTACAGGGTTGGGTCTACAACAGCTTCGGGTTTTCGTTTGTATGCGATTACTGCCCAGCGGGGGGCGAGTAGCATTGCATTATTTACCGTAACAGCAGCACCCGCACCTTCTGCGCTTGTCTGAATGTAGTTGGTTACGATGATACGACATCCGTGCAACGTGCCGACTTCACCTGTGAGCAACCGGTCAGGGGCAGCCCAACGCAAGTCTTGACGTGTGTTTGTATCTTGCAAGAGAGCAGCCCACTGAGCAGGATTGATATAGAGTCTCCAATAGTTGTCAGGGAAGGGGGTGTTATTTGCTTGCTGTAGAGTCTGAATACCGGAGAGAATAAGCGCGTCGTTGAATGTATCGCTAGTTGTAATTGTCCCTGTAGCCTTTGAATTGGCATACAGCTTGGTCATCTTGTTACTTGTGCCAGGAACCGAAGCAGAATACAGACCAGCAAAAGCAAGATTGAGCGCTTGACTCATAGAATAGGCAAGACGGTCCATAATAGCAGCCGCGCCGTCGTACTTAATTCGATCGAGAGCTTTACGGGTTACTTCGATTGTGACACCATATTCAACTGGTTGTAATGCGACACTAGTTGCACTGGACAACGCGGCGACCGTCATGTCCGTACCTTCTGTCAACTGCCCAGCCGCACCCAAGTCAGGTAGGAT